GCTGCCATCGGCGCAGACGGAGTAGCCGTTACCCCCGCCGTAGATCATGAACTCTCCAATGGCGTTGGTTGTGTAGACCTTCTCTGCACCATCAAGGCGCACTGAGAGCCCGGAGTACATGCAGCTATCGAGGTTCGCATTAGCTCGAGAGCCAACTGTCTTCACGAAGAAAGTCCATGCCCCCAGGATATAGTCCAGCACCAGGGTCACAGCGAAGCTGCCCGGGGCCCGGGACTTCACGGGCATGGACCACCAGATTTGATTGCGCTCTCGGTAGTGCATAGCCTGGCAATAACGCAGGTCACTTGGGTCCACAGTCCAGGGATAACCAAGAGCCGTGAGCTTGGTCTGGATTTCTTCGGGGAACCGGGTCCTGTCCCATCGCCCCGTGAAGAACGGGTCGATGGAGGTACTGATCTTGGGTGCGGTGCTAGGAGCTCCCTGAGAGGCCGCCCCTGCGTAGGCATGGATGCCATCCATGGCTACCCAGTAGAGGATGCCCTGCACCTCGATGATTGAGCGGGGCGCAACACAGCCCACACCCGAGACGGACTTGAAAACCCTGAACTCAGCGTCTGTTCCACCCACCTTTGTATGGATGTTCTGGTCCGTGAGGATAATCAGGTTGTCTTGAAAACTCGCTAACCCCGTGACCTTCTCGTGATTGGCCGTACCGAAGATGTGATGAGCTTGAAAACCAAGGGGGTCATACTCATCGGAGTAGGCAATAGCCCACTCAGGCGTGCTGAGCTCTGTTCTACTGGGCTTGATCAGGATGTCCGGTACTAGATTCTGGTCAGACTCCAGAACCTTGGACAAGACTACAGAGGAGTCCGGGGCAAAGCCTGCTTGGTACAAGCGGCTTTGATGCAGACACGTAATCGTGCCCTTGGGCTGTGAGTTCCAGTAGGCGATGTTGGCTGAGTTCTGCTTGATAGCGTAGCTCGTGGGTAGACCACGAGCTATATCAACGCCATCGCACAGGTAGGTCCCGTACTTGGTACTGATGATGGTGACGTTGACAGCCTCTGCCCCCACACCCGAACGATTGATCAACACCGTGGTGTTCACGAAGCTGCACTCAAACCGGTTGAACCCTGTGGCTGGAGGCTCTCCAAAGACGGTTGTTAGGTTGTATGCACTGAGGTAGATGCTGTCCGTACCATAGAAATGGACGGCGATATCCCCGTTAGCCAGTACCCCTACATTCAAGATGCGCTGAGGGATTGTTTCTGTAAGCCAGAGCTGACCTCGGATGAGGAGAGCGCCTGAAGAACCTGGATCCCAGTAGGTACAGAAGGTCTTACGAGCTTCTATGCGCCCACCGGAGAGATCTACGTTGATTGCCAACTCGAGGTGCTGCGGTGTTTGGCTTGCTTCTCGTAGCTCAACCCCTTTGTAAGGGCCTGCCACAATCACTGGCTTCGGTGTACTCACCGACGAAGTCCAACTCGCTTGACGTAAGTAGGCCCTATCGCGCGCTTGCTGGCCTGCTTCTCGATGTCCTTCTGGGCCTGAGCCCAGAGGTTAGCCACAATCGGGTTCTGCCCCTCCTGTTTGCTGTTGAGCATGTTGGCCAAGCAGTACGCCACGGCTGCACCGAAGGGCTCACAGAGCCCACCCAGCACCTCGGTAGAATCCCCTGAGAGCGCTGCTAGCTGTGCAATCCAGTGGACCTTCACGTAGGCCGCAGCAGCCGGTATAGGGGCGACGTACATGCTCGTGCCCTGGAGGCAGTAGTGCCGGCCATAGACCCGAGTTGCATCCTGAAGGTAGGTGCTACGCTCTGAGAGTCGCATCTGCTTCCAGGTGATAGGGAGGTTGGACTGGGACACCGCCCCGGATCTCGGGGTCTCCTCGATGGTCAAGATCTTGTAGGGCTCTGCTACGAGATAGCTGGCCCCGGTGACATCGAGGCTCTCGGTATTTGCGGGCCACGAGAAGCTAGACACCGTCTCGAAGTACTCAGGGCTGCTATCACAGACAAGTCGGTAGACTTGTCTGTTAGCCTCATCAGAAAGCAGGTTGAGTAGGGTGCTGCCGTAGAACTGATCTGCGCTTGTGGAGTTGACCAGGCCTAGCGCAATGCTTTGAATCTGAGTTCGAGTCAGCCCAGCCATGGGTCACATCCTTAGCTCAGCCCGAGCCTTGTTCCAGGGTACCCAAAGGTCCTTGATCTTCTCGCGTTGCTGGTCACGAAGGGCCGCCTTCTTCTCAGCTCGCTCTCTTTGTTCTGCTTGTAGGTATTCGTTGACCTGAGAGAAGTCAGCGCGAAACATGTCTGCCTGCTTCAGGGCCGGGATGATGCGGGGGTCGTAGATGCTGAGTGCCTTGCCAGCCTCATCCTTGAGGCTGGAGAACACGATGGGCATGACCTCTGTGTGAGCAGAAGCCGAGCTACCAAAGTGCGTGATGATGGTCCTCGGCCGTAAGCAGGCTGCAACCCAGCACTCGCGGTGGGGGTCATAGCCGACAACCAGCTTGTCATCCCCCGTGGCCTGCTGGAAGCGAGTCGTGTGACTCGTCTTCCAGTCAATGGACTTGAGGTGACGGTAGGTCCGCTCGTTCATCTCACTGTGGGCGTTGACCGACCGAAGGTCACTCGCTACTTGGATCAAGCTCATGAGTTAGGCCCACGGATTTGAGATGGACTGCGCAGCAGAATCGCTGGCCATACGGGGTAAGTAGGCCATCTCCAAGCCTACGAGGTAGATGCCCTCATCTGCGGTGACACCCAGCTCTGCTACCGTGGCGTTCATCGCGACCTGGAGAAGCAGCAACTCGGCCGTGTTCTGGTTGATGGTGCCACCTGCGAGCACCCCAACATCCGTGGTTTCCACCTTGAACCGACCTGACACGAGGTCATTGGGGATAGCTGTATCTAGGCTCTGGCCCGCAGGTTCCCAACTACCCCCGGTCAGCAGTACCTGATACATCAGAGTGAAGTTCACGTCGTCTGTAGTCGTCTCAGAGCCGCTGCTCCAATGGCATCGGAAGTAGATAGGAGACCGGAAGTCCACGTCCAACGGCAAGGGGATGATATGTCGGATGTAGTCACCCACGGCGTAGAACCGGACTGCGGGCAACCCCGTTCCGGGAAGTACTTCTACTGAGGGCGGGGACTCCGTGAGCGCGGTCTCTGGCTGGAATGCACAGAGGGCACTCCCTTCTACGTCTAGCCAGCGGACCGATGAGAAGTCCACCGCTGGGTAGAACTTGTTCGCATACCGCTTGGTGATTTCCGAGTTGGTGATGCCCATGGTGTGCTCCTTGCGATGTCAGAGGGGACTGAGGTGCCGTCCTAGCGACGGCACCTCATCCATCAGCTCATGCTACTACCAGGGGGCAGCCGCGCTCACACCGGCACCGGTATCCGTAGCGTAGAGCGGCGCGTAGGCCAACTCCAAGCCCAGGAAGCTCAGCTCCTCGGACAGACCCACCGCCTTGGCATCCATTTCCACCTTGAGGGTGAGAGCACCCACCGTGGTGGCGTCGATGCTACTGGCGTTGATGATGCCCGCTGCTGTGGTGTGCCAGGTATCCGCCGCAATCACGTTGTCGCTAGCAATCACCGTATCCAGGACGTTGTCGATGGTCCCCGAGAGTAGCGTGGTGTTGAGCACCAACTTCTCGTAGAAGACCTTCCACGCCACGGTGTCAGCCGTGGTAGCAGACTGCGTGGTCCAGTGGATACGCACGTAGATGGGCTGACCCGTATCCACGTCTCGCGGCAGGGGCAAGAACGTCTGGCACGTAACGCCATCCGTGTTCATCCCGAGGCCCAGGAAGCCCGTGGTGCCGACCTCTGCGAGGACCACACCCACGGTGTTGACGTCCTGGATGCCTACGGGGTCACCCGTGGCATCACCGTCGAACATGCCGATGGAGTTGAACTCCTTGGCGGGGATGAAGAGGCTCTGATACTTGCGCGCGATGGAGCGGTTCAGAATGGGCATGATCTCGTCTGCTTTCTGGATGGCCAATCTACAGTTTACCCAGCAGCTCTCGCCGTGAGGGCTGCTGATACTTAGCTGGTGGGTAGTGTAGCAAGTACCCGCGACGGGGGCAACCGAGTTGTGTTGTGAGTAGAAGCGAAGAGAAGCGAAGAGAGGTGCGTGAACGGCTTGCTAGCAGAAACACGGACAACACCCAGCCGCGAAGGACTAGGTGTTGTCCGTCAGTTTTCAGCTTTGCCCAAAAACCAGATTCGATGTGTTTATCTGGAGGTCGCTGATCACGCCCACGCTGTTGCGCTGGAGGCAGACCAGCTCTGCGATGGCCGTGTAGAGCGCGCCGAAGGTGGTCACACCACTGAGACGGCTGAGCACGGCACCGTCCATGTCGAGCCATCCGAACTTCTTCAGGTAGCCGAGCTGGAGCTTGGCCTTCTGGAAGGCGAAGACCTTGCGCAGCGGGCAGTGGACGTCCGTCACGATGCCCACGTCCGTATTGCCGAAGACCCAGGTCAGAGCGCTACGCTTGTAGCCACCCTTGAAGACCAAGGGCATATACCGGACATCCCCGGTCATGGTGCCCACGATCTCCTGCTGAGCCGAGCTGTGGCAGATGACCAGATCCGGCTGCCCACCGCCCGTGTTCTTCAGGTTGTTGCCGAGAGCATCCATGAGTTCACGGGTCATGGGACGGTTGTCGCCGCCGTTGCCCATCACGAGGGCTCGCCAGCCCGCATTCAGGCCCGTGTCCACCTCATAGAGGTTGTCGTCATCCTGCTTCGCGATAGCATCGAGACCCGTCATCTCCCGTGAGTAGGAGTTGAAGGTGGCGTCACCCGTGGTGATGAGGTCGTTAGTAACCGTGTTGGCCGCACCCACGAGGGTGATGCCCGTCTCGCTGTCCACGGACTGGACTACCCCGGTGACCACGCTGCCTGCAACGCCGGGGTAGGCAGCAAGGTCTGCTGCCGTACCGAACAGGAGTCGCTGACCGGCGTAGAAGTGGTTGGCGTAGCCGTTCTTGATGGTCTGCGATGCGCTGTTGGCACCCGTGGTGACGCGGGCAAGGACACCCGACGTGAACGTAGTGGTCTGGCTGGCAGGCTTGTTGCCGAAGAGCTGACGGTTGAAGTTGCGGCTCAGCTCATCCGCAGCGTTCTCAGTCTCGTTCTGGAGCGCGTCCACGAACGCGGCCTTGTTGCCACCCTTGCTGGCAGCCATGACCATCGACGTGAGGCTGATATTGGCCACGAACTCGCCGCTGGGGATGGCGTGACCTCGAGCCGAGGGGCTCTTGTTGGTACCTACCGGAGGAACAGCTGCACCCTCAGCGATGGAGCCCGCGGCGCCACCCCGGGTCAGCTTGACAGGGAAGTAGAAGCCCCGACCCCCGACCTCGATGCCCTTGTTGGACTCATCGAGTGCATCCTTGAGGACGCAGTCGTTGTTCATCTGGGTCTCGATCTGGCTGTGGTAGAGCTCCTTCAGACCGTCCGTGAAAAGTGTCGTAGTTGCCATGATCTATTGTCTCCTGCTCCGCAGAGCGTGATCTAGTCGTTACCGAGCATCGCCAGTGCAGCAGCTCGTGTGTCTCCCCAGCTCTTCGGAGCCTGCCCCCCAGGAATACCACCCGCCCCTGGCATGGTCCGAAGACCGGGCTTCACAGGAGGAGGTGTCTTCTTGGCAGCCACCCGCTTGTCAGCCTTCGCGTAGAACGCGTCCTGAGACTTCTTGGCTAGCATCTTCACGTCTGCCTTGGGGTTGGCGTGAAGCCCATTCAAGATGTCATTCGGACTCGCGTCAGGGAACTCAGTCAGGGCTACGGTCAGCTCTGACTCAAGTTGTGCTGTTGCCTGTTCTTGGCGATAGGCCGCTTCCGCGTCCTTGCGCTCCTGAAGGGTTTGAGCCTTCCACTGAAGTAGCTCCTCAACAGGGTCGATGAGCTCTTCTTCAACTTCAGGCTGACCCCTTTGCTGTTGAGCCAGATGCGCCTGGACCTGATAGGCCCACTGCGTCAGCTGCTGCAACTGCTGCTTCGCTTGTACAAGCTCTTGCTTGGTCTCGCGAAGCTGGTGCCTGCTCTTCTGGAACTGAGCATAGGGCACCGGCTTCTGAGTCTCTTCTGAGATTGCGCTCTCAGCTTCGGCACCGTCTTCTACGGCAAGATCCTCTTCAGCCACGACAGGCTCTGCGGAGCCTTCTTCCTCTTGCGAGGTGCCCGTAACGCTCGGGTCTTGAATCTCTACGCTCACTCGTTCTCCCCAGCCCCTGTGTCGTAGGGGCGCTCGATGGGAGTAGCATAGTCATGATTTTCGGGACAATCAACTAGGAAGTGTTGTCTCACCTAGGCTAATAGCTATCTCTATCTAAGAGCCTTTGGTGAGGCAACCAAAGTAAATCCTACATCCCACCCTGGTCTATAGGAGGGGGCGCGATGGGCTGAGCACCCTCTTGCTGGGCTAGCAAGTACTGTTGCATGGCCTGTTCGTACTGCATTTGCTGCTCAGGGGTCAGGGTACCTACGGGGGGCGGCTGTTGGATAGGCTGAGTATTCATACCGGGCGTCAAGCTGTATGCATCTTCTTGAGGGGGTTGCGCTGGCAGAAGTCCGGCAGGCCCTTGTGCTGTTACAGGTACAACATCATCAGGAGGCATCTCGGGGTAGTCCTTGACCTGAAGCCTGGGGCTGTACCACGGGATGTTGGCCTTCTCAGCCGCCAGGAACAAGTAGTGCCAGGCCGCATGCCACATGAGAGCGAACTGCTCTTCTGGAAGAAGGACAGCTCTGAACTCCTCAGTGTAGAAGAAGTCCAGGTGGGTATCGATGTGGGTTACGTGGTCATCCAGCCCTGTGGGCTTGGGGTGTCCACCTTGCCGGATGAGGATGTTCTCATCCTTCGCACACTTTCGGTCCCTGGACTTGTCTCCGAAGACCTTGTCCATGTCGCCAAACTCTAGGAGCTTGCGCGCCTTGGCTGCAGTCATGGGGTCATTGACGGGGCCCATGATCCCAGAAGCGAAGAACCCTTTGATTTGTTCACGACGGTAGCTGGGGTACTTGGGCAGGCTCGAGTTGGGGATGATACGGACATCAAGGGAGTTGATGTCCTCACGGTGAAACTCACGTACCTCGTTGATACCGTCAGGTCCTGTAACTCTCAGTGTTACAGGGATAGGCATGCGGTCTCGCCAGAGGCGCAACAGCTTCTGTGCCATGGACACGATGACCCGCTCTAGCTCCTTGACCGTGGCTGAGAGCAGGGTGCTGTCTCTATCTGAGAGTAGCCCGATAGCCCGCCCCGAGATGTCGGGGCTGGCTCCTAGCATCACGTCGGTAGCTCCCGAGATCTCCTTCATGGCGGCCGTCTGGTCTTGCATGATTTGCCCGTGTACTGGGCTCAGCGGTGCCGCAGGAGCTTGCCTCGGAGCCGGCTTGCTGGGGTCGTACCTGATCACTAGCCCGTCACGGGCTGTGATCTCGGTAGTGACTGAGCCGTCTGCGATGAGCCACACGTTGTTGGCCATCAGGTCTGCTTGTCGGAGGATAGCAGAACTGGCCTTGTTGAGGTTGCGCTGCATGGGCATCAGGTCAGCAGCTGCCCCATCCGCGATGAGCTGGCCAGGCACGCTGTTGTGTCTGCCCGCAACCAGGGGCAGCTCGTTGTAGGGCAGCTCATCCAGGTAATCTAGGAGCACGCCCCCACAAACAACCGCTTCAAAGCCCTTCTCATGGCGAGGTGAGGACTTCTCGTAGTAAGCGATGACATCCACGTACTCCTCGGGGCCCTTGTCATCAAAGGGTCGGCCTGCAATCTGCGCTTGCAGGGTGTAGATGGGGCTCGTCTTGAATGTAGAGCTCGGGCTGACGTACTTGCCCGTCTCGGGATAGGCCAGCTTGACCTCATCGATGTGCCTGCGGCTAACCGTGTAGCACCACCGGGCATCGGAGAGGTCGGGCTTGATGCAGCCCGGGTCTACGCCCACGTTGGTGATGCCGTAGCAGACAACTGTAGGGAACCCTGACTTCAGGGTTGCGGCTTGTAGTTCACCTTGGATAGCTTCTGGGTCTTCTCCACCCTCCGCTGTGAGGACCTTGGCTTCAACGGAGTCGGGTTCTACCGTATACTCCTCCCCCGCAGTAACATCCCACTCCGTCATCAAGAACCCGATGGGCTGGACTAACAGGGTCTTCACGAAGGAGGTGATCGTGCTGTCCAGGTTGAGCTTGTTCCAGATGTGGTCTAGCAACTGGGTAGAGCAACGGGCCTTGTCAGCATCTTCTTCTTGCGAGGTGGCAGGGACAACCTCTACGTCGGGCCTGTTCTCAGTCAGCTTGGCGGTCATGCCCTCGATGATGTGGCGGAAGTAGTTCCGCACATCCAGTACGTCGCCATCGTCTGCGCTGGGCTCAATCAGAGCCCCATTGATGGGCTCCCAGACGGCGTGTTGGTGTCCTTGAAGGAAGGCCTGACCTTGCCAGGCTCTGGAGACATCGTACCGCTTGGTCTCCTCAGTGCGTGCGTGCTGCGCAGTGACGTAGCTGATGAGCTTCTGGGTAGGCTCACTCGGGTGATAGACCGGGTGCTCTGACTCAGGCAGCTCTGCGTAGGCTGTGACAATGGGGGAGTTGGCCATCGGTTACACCAAGGGCTTCTGCCCCTGAAATAGGGCCTGACGCTGTTGTGCTGACATGAACCTGGGCTTCTGGAGCTTGGTCAAGCCAGGCTCTGCCGTAGGCTGAGTTGTTGCTGAGCCATCGGGGGCGGGGTTCTGCTTGGCTGCACCATAGAGGGCACGCAGCTGGTTCACCGCCTGTAGCCTAGCTTCCGCATCAGGGTCCAGGTTGTTCTGGATATCCTGATCTACTTCCACCTGAGCCTCACCCGGCTGTAGCTTCTTGCCGAAGTTGGGATTGCCGAAGGGTGTATTCCAGTTCATCAGCTCGCTCCATACCGCTTGCGTAGATCATCGATTGCCGTGAGCCGGAAGTCCGTGGGGTCCATCTGGACTGAGGTAGCACCCGGATCCTGCAATGGGGAGCCTTGGTAGGTGTAGGGGTTCACGTACTGAGACGGGGTTACCTTACCCTTGCGCTGTTGGTAAAGGGCGTCCTTCTGTGCTGCAAGGGCTGCACGCCGCTCCCCTTCTTGCTCCCCTTCTTCTACCGTAGAATCAATGCTCCCCCCAAGGCCCGCACCGATGCTTGCACCGGCTGCGGCTCCCGGTGGGCCACCACCGAGGAACCCTAGGACACCGCCCAATGCACCCAGAACCCCAGAACCCCAACCCATACCTACCCCCTATGACTCACCTAGGCTAATAGCTTCTCTATCTAAGAGCCTTTGCTGAGGCACCCATTGTAAAGCCAAATACACACACGGCTACTCCTCCTCTTCCTTTGACTTCTTCTTGGCCAGCTCTGCGGCCAAGCGGAGGTCATTCAACCGCTTCTCGTATTCCGCGTGAAGGTGTTTCTCGAAGGAGGCCTTGTGGTGCTTGTTGAACTGACTCCATTGGTCAGCCAGCCTATCAGCATCAGTACGGGTATCGGTCATAGTCCTAGACCTCGCCGTGACTTCTTAGGTTCGTAGGCCTTGGCCCGCATTGTGGCTAGGGCCTTCTCGAACTTCGGCTCCATGGTAGCTGCTGGGCGGATAACAGGCAACGCCTTTGGCATGGACAAGAACCCGTGGCCAAAGAGGGCAAGCCCTGTAGCGATGTGGGCATCTGAGTGTTTGCCAGACTTGTGGTCCGCTCTACCCTTCTTGTCGTATACGAAGCTAGAGGCCTCGATACCGAAGCGTCTGGAGAGCATGGCCACCTCGCAATCTCGCACAGCGGCTATCAGGGTAGTTACTAGATCTCTCCGGCTAGGCTCATTGGTTACAAAGCCAAAGCTCTGTATCCAGTTCTGACCTGGCTTGAGCTCTTTGCCTGAGTTTCTGCGGTACATGTTGCTGTGGCCCGCATCCAAGCAGGCCTTGATTGTCGTGCCACCATCCGCGTTGCGCTCTATCACGGCGAAGGCATTGTTGTAGATGGCGCAGATCTCAGCCACCTGCTCACCTAGAACATCCGGTGGTGTCTTGTTGCAGTAGAACTCAGCGACTTGTTCTAAGGTGTGACGATCTAGGACCTCGATGCATGAATAATCTGCACCACCCCCTGCTCCTACGTCACAGCCAACAACGTACTCATGGTGCAGCTCAGGTAGTTTCCAGATCCACCAGGCATCGCCACCGGGAGTGAGCCAGAAGGGGCAATTGCTGTTCTCTTTGATAGCTTGCTTACGCAAGCTATCAACCTCCTGAGAATCTGTCAAGTGGCGAACTGCAATCCCCTGAATGGAAGCAGGTGGTAGCCGGAGCCATGCATCTACCTGGGCTGTAGGAAATACCGAGCCCTCGCCGGACATGAAGGCGACTGCTGCTGAGACCGGAAACTCCCTATCAAACTTGGTCAGGTCATTACCGTA